TATAGATACTATTATTTTAGACAGCCTCAAGAGAATAAGTCTGGATACTAACAATATATTTGAAGAGCAAGGTAAATTTATAAATGAGATTGTCAATTTAGTTCTGGAGTATCCTATTCATTTTCATTTAGTTTCACACTCTCGTAAAAAAGCGAGTGATAGAGAGACACCTGATAAGAGTGATGTCTCAGGAAGTTCAAGCATAACAGATTTAGCCCATAACGTCATAATAGTCTGGAGACCCGACGTTGTTACTAAGCAGGAATTATCTAAGGAGGGAAAATACGCCGATAATTACCTGATTGTAAAAAAATGTCGTGAGTTTGGAGAGCTTGGAATGGTAGGGTTACTTTATAAGGCATCAAGTAAAAAATTTATACAAGAAAATTAAAAAAGCTCAAAAACACTTGACTTTTATTAAGCACTATATTATATTTAAGTATAAATGGAGGATATCATGAACGAGAAAGAACTTAAAGAACAGTTGATGGAAAAACTTATTGTAGCCATGCTAATGAGTAAGAAAACTCACAATGACAGTTTTGTTGAGTGGGTCAATCTAATGGAAATTGATATTTTCCACCACGATCCTGAAAGCTGGAATATATTAACAACCGGGTTTATCGAAAAGAATTTTAAATAACTGGAGGGTGGTATGAAATATATAATTAAAAATAAAATTACTGGTGCAATAATAGATAGTTTCAGAAATAAAACAGAAGCACAAATAACTATTAAAGGTTATGAGATAAGAGATATTAGAAATAAATGTTTTAAAGAAAATACTTATGAGATAATAATTGAGGATAAATAACATGAAATATTACAAAGTATACGTGAAAGACGAAGAGACAAATATAAAAGTTCAAAAGGGTGTTTTGGCTAACGGGTTTAGATGGTCTAATGGTACTGGAGTACCTATTAACACGAGCGCATTATTTTTGTATCTTGAAGAAGGGAAAATGGTTTATAGTAGTATAGATACTTTTAAATACTTCAGAGAATACGAAGCCATAGAATTAACTCCAGAAGAGTTCATGCGACTTACTCCAGAAGACTTAAAAGAAGATAGAGTGTTCGACATTGAGCCGGATGAATTGGTTTTAGTGAGAGACCATAAAGACGAGATGTGGTTATTAAACAGATATTCTAACTTGAGTGATTTTGGTTTTAGAGCTTATGGGGATTATTGTCATATTGCTAGATATAAAGGTAATGAGGAATACCGGGAAACTAATGAAGATATCCCCGATTTATGGAATATTAACGAGGTGGTGTGATGGAAAATCAATCTAAAATATTATGTGAAATTATAGAACATGGGATAAATATGGCATCCAGTACAAAAAAGTATAAAGACCAGGTTAATATTTTAATAATGGCTTTATCAGCAGTAAAGAGTATTTGTGAGAATACGATCAAAGAAGATGGAAAATAAAATAATGTGTGGTGGTGGAATAGGTAAACACATTGATAGTAGTAAGCCGGAATGAGGTTGTGTTTCACAGAAGGCATGTAAAGTGCAAATCTTTACCCACGTAAATGCACCCTGTTAAATATGCATTACGCCTTAATAAGATGGGATAATTTAGGCGGGCGCTGGTGTCCAAGAAGCACCCCCGTACTCAGGGTAACAGAGTAAATATCGAAACAGTATTGATATAAAACAACTACTGTAATAGTAATTAGGAATTGACTTAACGAGTGGAATAGTAACTCCAGAAGATACTCTTGACGCCTCTGTTTTAAGCGCAACAATCAGGAGTCTTTAAAATCTTCGTTATTAGGCCGTAGCGGAGTTGACTTTACGGATGGAATAGTAATCCGATTTATATAAAATAGAGGTAGTTATGTCAGATGTTAACGTAGTAACTGTTTCGGGGAGGTTGACCAGAGATCCTGAAGTTAAAGAAAAATTCGTTAAAGTAGGAATAGCGAATAATATCTGGGTCGGTGAAGAACATGTAAATTTTTTAGACTGTATTTTATTCGGTTCTAAAAATCGACCAAAATTAAAGGTGGTAATTATGGAAATTGAAAAAGTATTTATCGATAAATGGATGAAATTAAAACATAATATCTACAACGCTGGCAGTTTTAATTATATAGATTACTGGAGCGAAGAAGACGTTTTATTGTTAGATAACCTTGATATTGAAGACTGTAAAGAGTTTATAGAGGATTTATATTTTTGTTTAAATAATAATCTTCCTTTAGGTGGCCTTATATATAGTAATGGCTGTATTTTTTGCAAAGTATACTACTATGAAGATAAAAATGGAATTGGTTATTGCAATAATTGTGATTACGGACAAAAAAAAGGTTTTTGCGATAATGAAGGTAGTGTTTTCAATAATGTTATTAAAAGCATATCATATAAAGATAATAATGTAATCTCAAATAAATTTAGAAATTTCCTAATAATGAACGAACTATGAAAATAGCATCACAAATAAAAGAAATTACTCCTAACGATATAGGAAAAAAAGCAATATTTTGTCTTTATAACTCCGGGCATGAATTTATCAATAAGCACAATAATAAAAAAATGTCTATAAACATAAGCAATAATAGAAGTGCCGAATTTCACAGATTAGTTTTTGCAGTTGCGCAATTATTAGTATATTCTGCTCCAGAGAGTTCAATGTGGAATAATAAAGATCCGTATTTATTTATTAAAGCTGTAGAATTAGAGCACGGATTTGTTGAGCCAGTACAAAGACTAGATGGTAAAATAGAGTTTTACCCGGTGTCAATATCTTTTACTAATATGTCTCAAAAGAGATTTAAAGAACTATTTGATTGTATTTTAAAAGAAGCGGCTAAAATATTAGATTGCAGCATAGAAGAAATATTACAAAATAAAGGAGAATTTATGTGATAGAATTAACAGAGAGACAAAAAATGGTGTATGACTTTATTAGAGATTTTATAAAGGAAAAAGAGTTTCCACCCACTATACGAGAAGTGGGCGACAGGTTTAAAATTAGTGTCAAGGGTGCTTTTGATCATATTGAAGCGATTGAACGCAAGGGCTACATTAGACGTTATCCCGGTGCAAGAGCAATAAGGATTTTGAAACATGTCTAAAAAATATTCAGACGGCTATCTTCAGAAGCTCTGGCGTCAAGCAGTATTAAAAGAGTATAATTATATGTGCGCTAATTGTGGCTTGGCTGGTGCTGAAAATCTAGAATGTCACCATATAATTAAGAGACGTAATAAAATATTTAGACATGACTGGCGTAATGGGATAACAGGTTGTAAAGAATGCCATAGATTCTACGATAGCTTAGAGGGTATTGAGTTCATTAAGAGTATTCATGGTTACTATGAGTTACTTAAAGAGAACGAAAATAAACCTTTCAAGCAGTATTTAATGGATAACGGGATTATTGAAAAAGAGTTTCTACAGTTAAGAAGGGATGAATTAAAACTTAGAATTAAAGGTGGTTAATTATGGATATAAACGAAACAAAAATAATGCTTCAATCTGTGGTGATAGTTAATAGAGATAATCCAGAGCATATAATATTAGTGGGTGCCCTTGACAATATGTTAAAATATGTTGAGAAAATAGAATTTGAGAATGCAAAATTAAAGAGAGAAAAAATAGACAAAGATATTTTTATGAATAAAAGTAATTTATAGCTACAGTAGCAATAGATTCAATACCACTTATATCATATGTAGAATATTAAAAGATTAAAAATGGAGGACAAAATGAAAAATGCAGTAAAAGTTTGTGAAAAATGTGGTGGGAAAATGGTACAAATGTACTCAGATGATAGATGTGTAGAAGAGCAATATATTTGCGTAGAATGTGCTTATGCTACCCCTAAAACTAAAATTAAAGGCTTCATTAAGGCTGTGCGTAAGCAATCTTCCAGAGATCATATTAAAAAAAAGGATGCAATAATGATGCAAGGTGGGGTGATAAAATATGGTAGATCGCGAAAAACTTAAAGAAATAATATTAACAGAAAGACTAATGTCAATAGATAATGAAAATTACAAGTTAGTATCAAGAGTAATGTTGTATAGTTTATTGTATATACTTGAAGAGTCAGGTGAAAAAAAACTTGACAAAGTGGAAAAAATGAGTGAGTATATACTTACAAACTACGAAAGCCTTTTAGAAGAAGTCAAAAAATTGATAGATGAAAGGCTTGAAAGTGGTGAAATTAAAACTATAATAAATAAGGGGTTAGTAAATTGAGTGGACATGGTGGAGCAAGAGAGGGATCTGGAAGAAAGAAAATACATGAAAATGTAAAAAATTACTCTAAAGCATTAAGTTTAATCGATGATAATATAATTACAGCTATAGAGACTTTAATTGAGATAATGAAAACCGGGTCAAACAGAGAAAAATTTCAGGCAGCATCGAAGTTGATTGACAAGGTTGTGCCAGATCAGAAGAATATTGAATTACCAGAAGATATAAAAATAGAAGTGGAATTCAAATGATAGTTAACCGGGCAGGAGGTCTTTTTGTGGATATATTAGGAATAATAGGCGTTATAGTGGTGGCGTTTTTTTCGGGTGTTATTGTGGTAGCTCTAGGGCTATATTGGTTATATAAAAAAATAATCAATTGGAAAATGTAATTGACAATTACGTGATATAAATTATAGTTAATAATCCTCCAATTTTTACCTTCCGGGCGGCCCATCCAACGGGCTGCCCTTTTCTTCTTGACAAAAAACCGATATTAGTATATAAAACGGTATGATTGTTAATAAGGTTTTTAAAACATTATATGAGTCGGATAAAAGATTTAATATTAGTTACGGTGGCGCTGGTAGTTCCAAGAGTTATTCCATGGCTCAATTGATAGTTTTAGGCTGTACACAAAAAAAAGTCAAATGGTTAATATTACGTAAATATGCTGTAACTCTAAAAGATTCAGTTTTTGCTATTCTGAAAGAAATAATTGAGGACTCTGACTTATCCAGAGCTGTAAAAATAAACAAGTCAGAGAAATCAATCACATTCCCGAACGGATCTGTTGTAATTATGTCTGGTGTAGACGACCCGGAGAAGCTTAAATCGATCCATGGTGTCGACAAGGTATGGATTGAAGAATCAACAGAGCTTTTAGAGACAGATTTTAACCAAATTATATTAAGATTACGTGGTCAGGGTGAAAAAAGACAGTTTTATTTGACATTCAACCCCGTGGACGAAGAGCACTGGATTAAGTCAAGGTTTATAGATGTTTCTGACGACAGAGTTATAACACTACATTCTACATATAAAGATAACGCCTTTCTAGATGACGATTATATTGAAGAATTAGAGAGATTAAAGGAAGTTGATCATTACTACTACGAAGTTTATTGTTTAGGCAAGTGGGGAAATATAAACAATACCAACGTATTTAATAATTATATATTTGAGGATCTAACTATACAAACAGATGATTTAAAAAATATTGTCCACGGTATGGACTTTGGATTTAACCACGCGTCAACTTTGATATCATTGGGTTTTCATGACGGTGAAATATATGTCTTTAACGAGATATACGAAAAAGGCTTGACAAATCAAGAATTTATGACAAATATAATCGAGATGGGATTTAACAAAAGAAATTTAATAACTGCTGAAAGTGCTGAACCTGACAGAATTAAGGATTTTAGTTTATTAGGATTTAATATCAAGGCGGCTAAAAAAGGTCAGGGCAGTTTAATGCATGGCATAGATTTTTTAAAATCACACAGAATACACATAAATAAAAATTGCCCTAACACATTTAGAGAAATTAAAAACTTGAAATATAGACAACTAAAAGATGGTATTGTTTTAGATCAAATTGTAGAGCGTGACGACGATTGCATTGCTGGCATGAGATACGCTACAGAGCATTTATGGCATGGTGAGCGAAAAGTGAGTGCTCGGAAATTAAAACCGTCTCAATTGATGTCAAGGAGATAAATTATGACTGAACAGAGATTGACTTCTAATCAACTAAGTAAAATCATAGATACCAATGACAATTCGCAATTTTTAACAAATAAAGAATATTACAAAGGCGAAAATGTCACAATTATAAAAAAAGACTTTGACGGCGATCCTGATAATAGAATCCCGCTGCCTTATGGACGTAGAACTGTCAATGATATAGCCGGGTACGCATACAAAAGAGGTAATGTAAGATATATATATGACTCCACTAACAACGAAAATTCCATAGAAAGAATGAAAGAATTTATGGAAATTAACAATGAGCCAATCACTTCTGGAGAGATATTTCAGGACGCTCTAGTCAATGGTGAGGGAGCCGAGCTACAGTATGTAAGTGACGGTGTACCATATTTTGTACAAATACCACGTGAACAGGTTATTTTTATATATAAAGACCAAATTAAAGAAGAGCTTGACTATAGCATTAGATATTATACAACAACCAGAGTCGATGCGAACGGTGATGTCGTAGAAATAAAAAGAGCGGACGTTTACTATGTAGATATAATAGAGCATTACGAGTCAAGAAGTATAGATAAGCAAACATCAGTAGATCCGCAAAAAGAGCACCAGAATATAACTACAGGGTCAAATGTAACATATATATTGACAGACGTAGAAGAGCATTTTTATGGTGCTGTACCGCTTTATCCGTATAGAATTAACTCAGATAAATTAGGTGTTTTCCAGCCTTCACTGGAGATTATCGACACACTTGATAACTTCGGATCTGATTCAATAGCTAACTCTTTAGATAGGTTTAACGATACGATAATGTTGTTTTCCGACCAACTAGATGAAGACGTAGCTGCAAAGATTAAAGAATATAAAATATTTGATGATCTTGGCCGCAAGGATGAGGGCGGTTTTGTAGACTATCTTAACAGTAAAATGGACATTACTTCTAGTGTTGAAGGATTTGAATTATTTGAAAGAGTTTACTATGAATTGACTGGAGTACCGAACTGGAGCGACGACAAATTTAACAACAAGTCAGGAATAGCTATTCTGTATAGTTTAATTCCATTCGAAAATCAGGTGTCCCAATATGAAATGTATTTCACCAGCGGCTTAAAATATAGGGTGCAGCTACTAAATAATATAGCTGGTATACTATACGGAATGGCGCCAGTGAAAGTAGAAGTTAAATGGGATCGAAATTTACCATTAGATTTGACCGGATTGGCTGAAAGTGTAGGAGCCTTAAAACAAATAGGTATAGTGTCAGATGAGACTTTGTTAAATTTATTCCCTGATTCGGTTGTAAACGACACCGAAAAAGAGATAGAAAAGATAGAAGAGCAGCAAATAAAGAGCTTCGAGAGATTTCAGCAAACCAGAATCGATGAGCCTAAACTGGAGGAGAGCGGAGAATAGTGAATAATAAACTATACACATATCAGGTGTCATTTTTAAATGGTGAAGTGTATGAATTCTGTGGCATAATAGAGCACCATTTAAGCTCAGAAAATGATTTTTTAATATTGTGCGGAATAAATGACAGACATTCCACTATATCTATAAAGGAAATATTATTCTACACAGTAAGACTATGCAGAAAAGAAGAAATAGAAGGTCTCATGAGAGAGGATGAAGATGATCGACAAAACGACTAAAATTATGGCAATTGCAATGATAGCTTTATGGATATTGATATATCTAATAACACACTGTTAAGGACGACCAATGAAAAGAAAAATACCAGAGAGTATAACTATAGGTGGTTTAGAGATTAAAGTACAATACGATGAGGATTTGACATGTTTTGGTCTCTATAATCACAGAAACAACACTATAACTATATTAGAAACACTGTCAGAGCAGCAGAAGCAGACTACTTTAATACATGAAGCCTTAGAAGCTATTAAATTCATATACGAGATAGACCTACCACACGAAACTTTATGTGTTATAGAAGTTGCTCTATTTTCAGGAGGGTTCTGGATAAATGAATAGAGAAGAAATAAAAGAAATGCTTATGGTATCAGATAAAGAAGCTTTAGTGGACTATTTAATAGATTTAGAGTGGCAATTAATGAAATCGGAAAAAGTGGTGGACATATTGAGAGGGCTTAGAAAAAATGACAACGTTTAAGCAGGATCAAAAAGCCATATATAATGAGTCAATCAGGACTGTAGAGAGATACAGCAAAGAAACACTTGCAGACTACCAGATTGCTCTAAAAAGACTCAAGGAAAAGCTCTCTTTATACAAGGGAAAGAATATACCTGAAGTTGCTAGGCTTGAAAACTTGATTAAGGACATAGAAAGCGAGATAAGTAGCTTAATGCGTAGAAGATACATAAGGATGAAGGGAGCTATTAAGGGACAAACTATAAGAGTATACTATGAGACACTCTTCGCAGTAGAAAAGTCCGTAAATACTGAGATGGGACTAGATTACGACTACCAATTGAATGCAGCTCCTCTAAATACTGCAGCAATCACAGCAGCATATAGTGGAAGAATAGCAGGAAGCACACTATTAGAGAGAAACGCATTCGAGCGTACAAGGTTGCAATTTGATATCAGGCAGACATTAAGTCAGGTATTCATTGAAGGCCAGACCATAAAAGAGTTTGAAAAGCGATTAAAGGGACTTGATGATGTATTTGAAAAATCCTACGCAAAGACACAAGCAACCGCCAGAACTGAATTACTAAGGGCCCACTCTATAGGTAATGAATTAGCAGTTATAGAGGATGAAAAGAGTGGTGTTAAATTTTCAGCCCCTATATGGGACGCCACACTTGATTCGAGAGTTAGACCTACTCACGCCAGAGCAGACCAGAAAAAAGCCAAAAAAGTTAATGGTGACTATGTTTTTAATGTGGGTGGTGTATTATTTATAGCGCCCCGGCTGGTATCAAGTCATAACAAAAAAGAGAAAACTGCTGGTGAAGTGGTTAATTGTCGTTGCAGGAAGGAAAACGTAATAAAAGGTTTCCAGCCCACAAAGAGAGTTGCCCGACGAAAAGACGGTACATGGGAAAAAGTTAACAAAAACGTTAGCGCAAAGAAATGGGCAAAACGAGAATATGACATAAAAATATAGTTGACAAATAAGTTAGCTTAGGCTAATATATACTAAAATAATAGAGAGGAATAATCAATGTCAGAAGAAATAAAACAGGATGAGCAAGAACAAGAAGTTAGTGTTGATACTGTAACACAAGAACAAGTGGATCAATTATCGAAACAATTAGAACTGATTAAAAAAGCTCAACAGGGCGTGGATCGCAAAAACACTGAACTGGTAGCGGAGAATAACGAGCTTAAAGAGAAGCTTGAATCTATCAAAACTCAGGATATGGGTGAAAATGAGAAAGTAAGCTATGAGCTACAGCGGATAAAAGAAGAGCACGACGCTATTAAGCTAGAAAATGAGAAGCTTAGAAAAGATAGCTTAGTTAATCAATACATAATTGAAAAGAAGATTGACCCTAAATTAAAGAAGTATCTAAATGCTGACACTATTGAAGAACTAGACAAGCAAGCGTCAGAGCTATTAGATATAATAAATACAACTACTCAGGCGAGAGTAGAAGAACGGGTTAACTCTAAGGTGCCATTAAAGGGGGATACTCACGATAATTACCAAGAAGCGTGGGATAAAATGAATCTCTCAGAAAAGATGGAAGCCTACAAGAAGAGCCCCGAAAAATACGAAAAACTAATTTAACGGAGATAAACAATGGCTGAAACTAAAATTACCAATGTAGTAGTTCCTGAGGTATTTACAAAATATGTATTGGAACCATCAATTTATAGAAATAGATTTTTGAAGTCGGGTGTATTAGCGGCTAACAATACAATAGATAGTCTTTTAGCTGGTGGTGGAAAGACTTTTAATCTACCATTCTGGCAAGATCTGGATGACACCAACTCAAGTGTACCGTCCGAAACTGTAGCTTTAACCGTTGGCAATATCACTGCGGAAAAGCAAATTGCAGTAAGACTACAGCGTAATAGAGCATGGGGAGCAAATGCCATGTCAGCTATACTTTCAGGCGATGACCCAATGGGAGCAATAGAATCTTTTGTAGGTGGTTATTGGGAGCGTGATTATAACAAAACTCTAGTTTCTATTTGTAACGGTGTATTTGCTGACAATATCGCTAATGATTCAAGCGACCTTGTAAACGATAGTGGGCTTACTGTATTTTCAAGTGACGGTGTAATTGACGCTCAGGCGCTTCTGGGCGAGAATGGTGTAGTTGGTCGTGGTGACAGTACTGAGTATGTAGGTATTGCAGTACACCCTAATACTTATGCTAAAATGCGTAAACTTGACGTTATTGATTTTATACCTATTTCTGGTCAAACAAGACCTATTCCATTCTATATGGGCATGGAAGTTATCGTTGACCGTAGAATGCCAACTTCTACTAACTCTAATGGTACTGAATATACATCTTATATGTATAAAGCCGGAGCTTTACAATTTGGCCAGACAAGTAGAGGGTATGAAGCTACTTCAACAGATCGTGATGAATCAAAAGGTATGGGTATTGACAAGCTTTATACACGTAGAGTTTACACAATACATCCAACCGGATTTGCATTTCAATCATCTTCTGTGGCTGGTGAATCACCAACTAATACAGAACTTGAAGCAGCTGCAAATTGGGATCGAGTATTCGAGAAAGAAAATATAGGTATTGTTGCTTATATTCATGGTATATAATTAAAAAAAGGGGGGCTTTTGCCTCCCCAAACAAAGTGAGGATAGAATGGAATTAGACCCTAACATATATCGAAAAAAACACAGTAAAGTAAACATGTCAGAGTTAACTGACAAATTGAATGAAGTAACTACCTTAAGAAAAGAACTGAATAGACTGATTAAGGAATTCAACAAGATAAAGAAGGAACTTAAGGAACTGAAAGAAAACCCAAAAATTGAAAGTACTCCAGAGGATAAAGATTTTTTAGCACAATGGAGAGTTTAAGATGATACAAACCACCGAAAAGCTATTACAAATATTAGACGGACAAAACAAAGACTACTATAACCAAATATCACTTGGACTTATACCGGGAGTTAGCTATGTTGCTAAGTTTGGCGAGAATCCAGATATAGACACAGATACAGTACCAGAGGATATATGGGAATTCGGTGGGGAATATATATTTTCAACTACTGACGATATCGATACAATGAGTAGTTCAAGTGCGAACGATACTGAACCTATATTAGTAATTGGTCTTGATGAAAATTGGAATGAGGTTCAACAAACTATTGTATTAACCGGACAAACTAAAGTGACACTTGGCACTCCTTTAATCAGAGTGTACAGAATGGTTAATATTGGAACTTCTGACCTTGAGGGGATTGTATACTGTTATGTAGATGGTGATATTACCGATGGAGTACCTGATGCAGGCGCCGATGTGAGAGCTATAATCGATAACGGAAATAACCAAACTTTAATGTGTATCTATACTGTACCAGCCGGGAAAACTGGCTTATTTACTCAGGGCTACGTGGCAATGGCACGACCACAAACGTCAGTGGCCAGAATGTCATGGAAAGCGAGACCATTTGGGAGTGTATTTCAAGTTAAAAGCAGGATATCTATTGATTCGAGCTCTTCGAGCAGCTGGCAATATCGCTATGTCCCGGCCGTTGCATTACCAGAAAAAACAGACATAATTATCACTTGCGAAACTATTAGCGCAAACAATACGGGTATATCAGGCGGTTTTGAGGTTATATTATTTGACAATGAAATGTATGGACTTTAGGAGGATATATGGCTATTGTAGATTTAGACACAGTTAAGCTTTTTTTGCAGATATCAGGCACTAATAAAGACGTTTTAATTGAGGCTTTAATTCCACAGGTTGAAGCTGATTTTTTAAAGATTAGAAACAAAGCTTTTGATGAAGACAGCAACGACGATATAGAATACCCTGACGGATCAGAGCTTATAGCATCTCAAATGGTCGGTTATCATATGGATTCATCCATGAAAACTGGTGGTTCTAAAAAGTCTGAGAGTATAGGTAGCTATTCTTACACCAGAGACTCTGAATCAGGTGTTTTAGGTTATCCTAAAGCTATAACTGACCGAATAGAAAGGTATCACTCACAGCACAAATGATTGATCTAAGAACAATCAACAATATGTTAGATAGAAAAAAGGATGTATTCTTGATCGGTGGTGGTACGTCCTTAAAAGACTTCGACTTCAATAGAATACCTAAAGACGCCTACCAGATGGCAATTAACCACACAATAGAAGCACATGACAAAGTAGATGCTTTAATGTTTAGTGACAGGATATTTTTGCAGAAAACGTCGTTTGATATCACTAAATTCAAGGGTACTATCTTCACCAGCAAAAAAACAATAAACACTCCCCCTATGCCCGGCTTAATCGAGCAAGATAATGTAGCAATATACAACGATGAGAGACACAAGGCGACAAGCGATATAAGAGACGGATTATATCACCCCACTTCAACCGGGATTCAAGCTGTTAATCTTGCCTTAATAATGGGTGCCCGTCAAATTCATTTGTTAGGGTTTGATTATTTTATAACAAGCCTAGGCGTACATTTCTACCCTGATAAAGATCACCACAAACAATTGACAAAAGAAAAATATAGCAGAAAAGCAATTAAATTTAGGGAATACCGAAAAGTAAGTGACAGAATTATAAATTACTCTATATATAGTTTAGTGACACGCTTCATCAAAAGAGACTGGAGGACGGCAGAATGGTATATTTTGTGATCCCTTGCAGAAAAGGTTCAAAAGGATTCCCCCTTAAAAATAGATATCTAATTAAATATGTTTTATCCCAAATACCAGAAGAAATGAAGGGCAATATTATAATAAGTACTGACGATGACTATATCTCGCTTAAGCATGGAAGTTATAACATACACCACAGGCCAAAAGAATTAGCCAGTGACATAGCGTCAATGAAACACGTCTTACAGGATATATCTATTAAATATCAGATGAATCCAGAAGATAAGATCTTTATGCTATATACTACCTACCCACAAAGGACATGGAAAGAAATATTAAACTTCATAAGACATTTTAAGACGTCCGGCGCTAAAAGCCAGCTATGCAAAAAAGGTGTTAAGAATCACCCTTATCTATGTATAGATAAATCAGGCAAACAGATTATCAAGCATAATCTATGTAGACGTCAGGACTACCCTGAAGTGTTTGAAATATCCCATTACATGTATATGTGTGATGTAGCTGAGATACCGTTCTTAAATAACAATCTATATAATGACGAAACCAATTATATACTAATAGATGATAGGTTTGATATTGATTCACAGGAGGATTACGATGCATTTAAAAAAAGCACTAGTAACGTTAATGGATGAGAGGTTTTTTATAGGGTATGAGGGGTTTATTAAGTCTTTTTTGTACTACAATGAGTGGTTTAATCTACCGTTTATTGTACTTGATTTAGGGATTAGCGAAGAAACCAAAGACAAAATGCGAGCCCTATATGACAAGGTAGAATTCAGGGAAGTTGACAAGGATAAGTATAGAGGTGTTGATTTCAGTAAAGCAGCATCCTCACTACAGAATACATTTTACACACTTGATGTTTTTAATCAGGTAGACTTGGACAGGATTGTATTTCTAGATATGGATATAGTCGTTTTAGGCAGCCTTAAACCTTTATTTGACTGCGAATACGATATCGCTGCTTGTCATGGGTACGACTCAAAACATGATAAAATGCGAGCTGATATAAACAGCGGTGTATTTGTGCTTAATAAGAAGTATATAAACAATAGGACATATGAGGGAATTTTACAGGTGATAAAAAAAGGCTACTCAATGCCAGACCAGAAGGCAATCAATATTTATTTTAAAGGAAAGATACATATTTTAGATAAAAGGTATAATGTTGAAAAAAGAATGTTGACAACTATGAAGTTTAAGAATATACTGAAAGAAGCTAAGATAATACACTTTGTAGCTTCTAAGCCTTGGGACAACGATAAGCCCTTACCAGAGCAAAGGTATGGTGAATTAGAAGATATGTGGTGGAAACACTACAACGAATGCTAGGAGGATATTATGGAAAGTAAGATAATTAGAACAATTATAATATGCATGACGATAACGATATCTATATGCTGGATAATGTCGACGATAGGAGCCTGCATTCTGGTTGAGCCCAGAATATTTATGGCTCCGACGGGTGCAACAATCATAATAGTTGTTATGATTATGTTGCTAATAGGGGCTAGTGTATAATGAAATGCTTCAATTGCTACATTTATAGTTATCATCTACATAATAATGTTTGCCCAATTATAGACGAGTATGTTAATTTTTTTGATGGGTGTAATTTCACAAAGGAAAGAATGAGGTTAATGTTTCAGAAGGAAAAGAGCTAAGGAGATAAAAAAATGAAATGCTATACATGTAAAAATTTATTTTTTCAGCGGTTGGAAGACGACCGGGGAAAGAACATTGATAAGTTCAAATGTCTCATATCAGGTGATACAATAAGGCTTGACTTTGATACAATGGAATGCAATTATTATAAATATAAATTAAGGAAAAAGTTATGGCTAAAATAAGTATTAGAAATGCGAAGTTTGCAAAGATAGGGTTACAGGACATGATTATGCATGTTCAGCGTAACAGCGACAAACATTTTAGTAAGTTTGTTATGGCTGAAATAGGCAGTTATGTAGGTGATAGCACCGGGATATTTGCTCAGAGTGCCTTACAGGTGCATTGTGTGGATCCATGGGAGAATGGGTACGACGAAAACGATCCATCAAGCTACAAGTTTGACATGTCAATAATAGAGGCTCAATTTGACGCTCTGGCAGATGAATACTACAATATAGTAAAGCATAAAGCCTATAGTGTAGATGGTGCTAAAAACTTCGATGATCAATACTTCGATATGGTCTATATTGACGGTCTACACACTTACGACGGTGTAATCGACGATATCAACGCATGGTTTGACAAAGTTAAAGACGACGGTTGGATATGCGGTCATGATTACGGACATAAATTAGTACCGGGTGTAAAACAGGCTATTGACGAATTGTTGGGAGAGCCAAAAGCACGTTTCCGAGATACATCTTTTGCAATCAAGAAAAAGGACACGAAGAAGTGGATTTCGGAAAATTCATAGAAGGGAAATACGTAGTATTTGTTGGGGCCTCACCGATCCTCAAAGAAAAGGGTTTATCTAAATGGATAAACTCCTTTGGTGTCGTGTGTCGCTCCAATGGATCCGCTGACTTATTAGATACGACTAACTTCCAACGACATTACGGTAGCAAAATTGATGTGTTATATTGTAATAGGCAATTTTACCGGGAAATGAGACCCTTACCAATACAAAAATACAAACAACGTGGCGTCAAGTTTATGCGCTTAAAGGGCATAAGAGACAAAGACAAGAAGATATATTCACAGTATATGGAAGTTGACACTCTCGATAAAGTAATCAGAAAAGTGTCAGCAGTTGAGCCTACAGCTAATATGGGACTTTATATTTATCAGGACATCTTAGATCACAACCCTAAGGAACTATGGATTACAGGCGTAGACTTTTTTTCAACCAGAAAAGCTGTATTCCAGCATGATGTATATAAAGAATACTATCCCGGTTATCTACCGCCTAAAATACGTATACAGGGCAATAGGATAAACATCGGGAAAACAGAAGACTCACATAATTTTATAGGTAATGCAAAATATATTTATGACTTATATCAGAAGTACGATAATTTTAAAATGCATGATTTTACTCTAGAAATATTAGAGGGAATAATCAAGGGAGAGGTTAAGCAACGATGAACATTATAGCTGAAATAGGGATTAACCACAATGGTGATATTGAACAAGCAAAAAGACTTATTGATCTGGCAGTAATAGCCGGGTTTGATTTCGTTAAGTTTCAGAAAAGAACACCCGAATTAAGCACTCCAGAACATAAAAAGGATGAGCTAAAAGAGACACCGTGGGGTGGAATGACCTATTTAGACTATAAGCGTAAAATAGAGTTTAACGAAGAGCAATATGAAGAGTTGTTTGAATATTGTAGGAAAAGAGAAATAGAATGTTTTGCCTCGGTTTGGGATTCTGAGAGTGCTTATTTCATGTCAAGGTTCACAGAATATGTAAAGATACCGTCTGCATTGATTACAAATATTAGTCTACTAGAACTCTGCGAGGAGCTCTTCGAATTTAAAATTATGTCCACTGGAATGAGTAATGAAGCTGAAATATTCCACGCTGTACAGGTTTTAGCTCCAGACGTAATAATGCACACTAATAGCACTTATCCATCACCAATTGATGAATTAAATCTAGATTATATTACATGGTTAGTGCATAAATACAGTGAAGATTACAATATAGAAATAGGTTACTCTGGCCATGAATACGGCTTAACAACCACTTTTGCAGCCGCTGCAATGGGTGCCGAATGGATAGAGAGACATATTACTTTAGATCATGAATTATGGGGTTCTGATCAGAAGAGTAGTGTCGACCCGGTAGGCTGTATTAAGTTAGTCAGGGGCTTAAGAGATATAGAGCAAGCGCGTGGCGGCTATGGTGAACGTGAGATATTGCTAAGTGAAATGTCAAAATTAAAGGATTTACGTAAATGAGATATTGTTTTGATGTAGACGACACTATTTTATACTCCGACCTTATAGACGGTGATTATATATTAAAAGGGGCCAATAAAGAGCTTATATCTATTATAAATACCCTCCATAAGGAAGGAAACACAATAATTATACACACGGGGCGCCATTGGAACTTGTTAGTCTTGACTAAAAAACAGCTTGACAAACACGGGGTTATGTATCATAGTGTTGTATGTGGTAAGCCAACAGCGGATTATTACATAGATGATAAGGGATTAACGCCAGAGGACTTCGAAAATGAGTATAAGCGCAAATTACAATATAATAGCCAGCTTTTACCGACCAGTTAATGTTGGAACCGACTTTAAACCTCAATACGATTGGATATTAGACTATGAAGTTGACGGCCTACTCGACATGGAAAATACACGAAATCATGTAAGAAGTGAGGGCGAAACAATAAGATTTGACGCTCGTTTATATTGTGATGTTGTGGACATAAATAAAACATATAGAGTATTGATCAACGGTCATGAATACACTATTTACAGCGTGCATAATCCTAATTACATGGATCGTCATTTAGAAGTATTGCTCCTAAACGCCCCTCAAGAGGTTGTTGAAAATGACAGTTAAGGTTGAATTTGATGATAGAAAACTACGTAAGATAATGGCTTATAAGGAAGAGCAATTTTTACGATCTTTAGGTAATATAGCTGTGCAAAATGCCAGAGCTTTGGCTCCCAAAGATTCAGGACAATTAAGTAATTCTATTATATATGCACTCGATACCGGGGAACGTGGAGAGTTTGGTAATAGTGGGGTTCAGCCGCCAAATGACGCCAGAGTGTCAAAACCACCAGCGAGAAAATTTAATAGAGTAATAAGAATAGGCAGCGCTTTAATATACACAGCAAGACAGGAGAAATTTAATAAAACTGCCAGTGGCTTTTTAGCTGCAACTATAGATTTTGTAACATCACGGTATAAAAGACTGGCAAAAGAGGTTTTGAGAATATGATTCAAGAAGCAATGTATAACTTCTTAAACTCAATTACAGATCTAACTGACCTTGTACAGGATATAAATTGGATTGACGGCAACCAGCAAAATGCTGTCTTGCTTTATCCAGCTGTAACGTATAGGGTTATTTCAGCACCATCATTACACCTCACCTCTGACCAATGGCAGCGCTGGAGATTTTATATCGTGGGCGATAATAAAAATGAGCTTTACGACATTAAAAAAATACTTGAAGACAACTTAAATTATGCAATAGGCGAACTTGACCCTACAACCGGGTTTAAGGTCGATTTTATAGAAAAGATAGACGAAAACGAAATATTGTATGATAGCGATACAAAGCTTTATACAAAGTTTTTAGATTTTAGAATAATTTATCATTAAGGAGAAAGATTATGCCAGAATATCAAACCACCGCCAACGACATATACATGATTCGTGGCAACGGTAAAGTAGAAGTGGCTCTCTATACGGCTGGTGAAGCAAGCTGGCTTGACGTCGGCGCAGTAACTGACTTATCGATAGAAGAGCAATTGACAGTAGGCACGGAAGAAAACGACAATGCAGACAATGTTGACAGAGTATCTAAGCAGGAAGTATCTATATCTTTTACCCAGATAGAGCTTTTAAATTTGGACGTTTGGGAAACAATAAGAAACGGACTTGATACTATAGTTATGGACTCTACAGAGACTAAGATTTTTTCAGGAAATCAAACAGAACTTCCACAGCTCATGTTGAGAATAACAACCAAAAACGATGGGCGACCTGTTTATTTTACTGCTTACAAGTGTCAACCTCAGAAAGGTTTTACATTTGAATATCAAGCAGATGACGCAGACGACAGACGTATCAAAAACCCATTAGAATTTTTAGGTAGAACAGACTCAAATCGTAACGGTTACGTTTGGGAAATTGAATCAGATTTTTTTGTAGGATAAAAGGAGAGTAACACATGGCTAATATTGACCTTGATTTAATTTTTCCAGAAAAGGACAACTTATCTTTTACTTCGAGAGACGGAAAAAAAATTGACATTGAGTTATTCCTTTCCCCGGCTCTTGCTATAGTTGTTCAGAAGGAAGTGACAGAGGGCAAAGAGTTTGACATGAATTTAGAATTAGTATCGGTTTTTTTAAGTCAAAAATATGACTACGCTTCAGTAGAATGGGTTAGAGCTAATATAGATATACCACAGATAAGATTTATCACTGAGGTTTTATTGGCAACCATGAACGAAACCACGACATATTCTGACTATAAAAAATCTCAGGGAACGTCAAAAAAAAAGTAACAATGAGTGAAATGGCTGGCAATATAATGTCATCTTTCACTCAATTTACTTTAAAAGAAATAATGTGGGAATTGACAATCAAACAATTTTTTGCACTACACTCTTTGTCAATGAAACACAAATATAATATACCTATTAAAGGGACGAGATCGAACAAAAAAGCAGAAGAAATTAACAATAAGTTTGAATGGGACGAAAAGAAAAACAGATGGGTGTAAATCATGGCTGAAAAAATAGGCGAGGCTTATATAGACGTTGTTGCTAGGACTCAAAAGCTTGAAAAAGGATTAAAAGATTCTCAAAAAGAATTAAACAAATTTAAGCAAACGAGCACCGCAACAGCTAAACAATCACAGTCAAACTTTGCAGCAACCGCTAAAAGTGCTATAGGTTTAGCTATTGCCGTTAAAGGAGTTCAACTAGCTTACGAAAATGTAATTAAGCCAGCCATAGATTTCGAAGAAACAAACAACAAATTAGCTGTTACATTTTCAAAAGTAGGCGAGCAAGCAGAGGAATCAATTGAAAAGCTTGTAAATTCATATGGTCTTGCACAGAGCGAAGCAAGAGAGCTTTTGTCTGGTACTGGCGATTTATTAACTGGCTTTGGATTTACTCAAGACAAAGCACTCGAATTGTCCGACTCAGTACAGGTTTTAGCGGCCGATTTAGCGTCATTTACCAATTTAGAAGGAGGGGCGGAGCGAGCGAGCAAGGCCTTAACTGCTGCATTGTTAGGAGAGAGGGAGCAGGCCAAGGCCCTAGGAATAGTAATAAGAGAAGCGGATATTCAAGCCAGACTTGCTGAAAAGGGGCAGAAAAACTTAACTGGAGCCGCTTTAAATCAGGCAAAGGCCCAAGCGACATTAGAAATAGCATATAGACAAAGTCAAAACGCAATTGGAGATTTTGAAAGAAGTCAAAATTCAGTAGCAAACCAGCAAAAAATATTAAAAGCTGCTTTAAAGGATGCTGCCACGCTAATAGGTAGTGAATTTCTCCAATCACTTAAAGAAGCTGGCGGAGAAATAAAGGTAAACAGAGAAGCTATTTTGGGTTTTGCTCGTGGAATATCATCAGTAGTTAAATTTTTCTTTGAGCTTTTTAAAGTAGTAAAAAACACGCTTTCTGAAGCTCTGGAACCTTTCCGGGATATTTTTGGTGAATCAACTTTCACCTTAGAGAAATTTCAACAAGCATTGGGCTTATTATTAGAAGCTTTTAAAGTTTTTGGTAGTATAGTTGCTAAGATATTAAAATTTGTCCTGAGACCTATAGCTTTCGTTATTGGAAAAACTATTGAAGCTATTGATTTTTTAACATCAAAACTAGTGTCATTAGGAATAGTTGAAGAAAAATCGTTAAAGAAATTAAAATCAACTTTTTCATTCAGGGCAAAATATCAGAAAAGCAGAGCAGCAGCAACATCAAAGCAGATAACACAAGAAAAGAAAATAAGTAAAGAGCGTGATAAACAACTATCGCAGGCTAAGCAATTCATAGAGACTATTGCAAAATTGAATTTATCGGCGCAAGAACAAATAGATAATGAACGTAAAGAAAGAATAACTAAACTTGATGAATATAGAAATAAAGCTCTAATATCAGAAGAGCAATATGTTCAAGCCCGAATTAAAATAAATGCAGATGCTGAAAAGAAAATTGAAGCAAATAGAATACAGACTTTTCAAACTGTGGCCGGGCAGACTCAAAATATAATCGGCCAGTTAAATAACTTGTTTCAAGCAGACACTCAAAACAGACTGGCTGAAATAGACAACAGGCAAGCAAAGCAGACAGAAGCAATACAGCTAGTATTTGAGCAAAGAAAAGCCGAAATTGAAGAAACCATAACAGATGAAGAAAAAAGAAATGCAGCTCTTGAGGCACTTGACCAAGAAAAGAATAGAACAGAGCAAGCATTACGAGTTAGAAACGATTTACAGAAAAGAAAAATAGAGCGCAAAGCTTTTGAGAGAAATAAAAAGACACAGATCGCAGAATCAATTATTAGTGGTGCTACTGCTGCAGTTAATGCGGTAAAAAGCTTTTCAGTGATTCCGATCGTTGGGCCAATATTAGGTATTGCTTTTGGTGCCACTATTGCAGCAATTACAGCCGCTCGTGTTTCGCAGATATCGAGACAAAAATATCCGGCTCTTGCGAGTGGTGGTATAACAACCGGGCCAACTACAGCGTTAATAGGTGAAGCAGGGCAAGAAGCCGTGTTACCATTGCAGGGTGTACAGGGCCGTAAAGCAATAGACACTTTTACAGATTCTCTCGTTAACGCTCAAGAAAATAAAATTGACAGTGTTGCGGGAAATGCAGCAGCACCAACAATAGGCCAGCCCATCCAGAGCTCACAGGAAATCACAATTATGATAGGTAACGACACAATAGGAAGTATAGTTACAGACGGTACCAGAAACAGAACTATACTAATAGATCAAGGAGCAGTGACAGAACTATGAGAATATTATGGGAAAATAAAATATTAAGCTCTGATTTAACGGCGAGCAGTGAAAACCCGGATTTTACTATAGATAATGTACAGGATACAAGATTGGCAGTTGTTTACAGATCCGTAGAAGAATCAACAAATATAACTATAACCGGGCCTATAACGGCTTCGTATTTTTCAATATTAAACCATAATCTTACTGAGTCGGCAACTGTGACACTTGAGGGAAATAATACAGATTCGTGGGGTGCTCCTTCTTTTAGTCAGTCTGTAGACTGGTTAGAAACAAGTATGATAGTTAACTTTTCAGAGTCCACATATAATTATTGGAGACTTATTATAGTTGATGACGACACCGGGGCCGATGGATATATTGAAATTGGATCTTTATATTTAGGTACTTATCTACAAATGCCCGGTATGGAAATAGGCCAAGAAATTCCACAAGTGTCAACAAGCACAAAACAATATAGTTCTAATGGTCAGGTTTACGGCGACAAAAAGATTATTTATAGAAATCCTAAAATTGATTTTCCATATATAACAGAATTACAAAGAACAGAAATTAAAGAAATGTGGGAAAACAACGAAAATACAGGCCCCGTAATTGTGTTAATATGGGCTAACAGATTGGATATAGAACCGTTAATATATAGCGTAATAGATCAAGACAGTGTTTCTTTTACTAAATCACAAAATAAAAACGTACCTTATAAAACAAGTTTGCAATTCAGAGAGGTGTTTTAAATGGCAGGCAGTAAAATAAATGATTATGGAATAGGCGACCAAAATATCGAGTCTCTAATGGAGACCACTGATAAACAAAGAAAATCAAAAGACAATTCGTATTCATTAACTAATTTTGACAATGACAGTATACCACAGATTGCCGCTGGCAGTGTCGTAGAAAATAATGGTGCTTTATACAGCTTTGATTCCAATGAAACTATAGGAGGCACTCCTTCGGACGGTACAGTCTATATAATGCTAGTTCCTTCAGGTGATACAATCACCGCTGAATTCACAAACATAGCCCCTACTTTTTCGGCTTCCAAGCAGGGCTGGTATGGTGCTGGTGGTAATGCCAATAATAGATATCTGTCTATGACTTTAATTAAGTCCGGTTCTGATTATACAGAAAAAAATTACACAGACCAATTCGATTTAACAGGCGAAATGAGAATGTGGCTAACTGCAAATGCTCCAGCCGGGTTTTTATTATGTGATGGGGCCGCAGTATCAAGAACAACTTACGCAAGACTTTTTCATCTGATAGGAACTACTTTTGGGGTCGGTGATGGGGCCAGCACTTTTAATTTACCTGACATGAGAGGCCGTGTCGCAATGGGTTTAACCGATATGGGGACAGCTGAGGGCGCAACTAGTGTTACAACAGTTGAAACGCCGACAAGCGTTGGTACAACTGGAGGAGATCAATATTTGCAAGCACACATACATACCTATTATCAAGCTCAGGCACTAATTAACGACGGGCCATCACGAGCCTCTGCAACAAATTCACCAAATTTTGAATTTAACACGACATCCTCTGGAGCTGGTAATTCGCAAAACTTACAGCCTTATCTTGCTTTAAATTTTATTATAAGGTTCTAATAATGACTTTTGCCGAAAATATAAACAAAGCAATATCACATAAAATAGTACTTTTTGAGTACGATCTACCGATAGAATTATCAACTTTAATAAACTATGAAGCTGGGATATGGTTTACTAAACTGACCCCGGGCGTCGTGGAAGTTTCAAGCTCCGATGGATCTACCGGGTATTACGAAAATCAAAATACACGTGATTACAGAGACGTTGGTACAGTTAGAGCAGATGATGTTTTATACGAAAAAACGTCTTCTTTGAGTGAGTTAAGAGCAACTAACGAATCGTTTTATTATAATCAAGATACGACTGAATTGTTTTTCCACTTTGATCAATTTAACTGGCCTACTACACAAATAATAAATGTGGGTGTTTTAGAAGGATTTACTGCATTCAATTCTGGAGATTCGTCTTTAATATACGATGGGAAATTGTATGATCCACGTATTAAATCGATAGGAACTTTAATGAAGGAAAAGGATCCTTTATTCTTTGGAAAATTAAGCTTTTCGAGCACTACAGTTACATTGATAAATGAAGATGGTAAATTCGATGATTTTAAAGATTTAAATCTTTTCAGGCAGGGCGCCAGAATAAAACTTGGATTTGAGGGTGACGACTATAGTGAGTTTAACCAAATATTTGAAGGGTTTATTGAAGGTTATTCTTACAGTCAAAATGATTTACAGTTAACATTGCAAGATGTAAGGAAAAGATTCACCCGAACTATACCGACCAATTACACATTAAATACCGTATATCCCTATATCAAAGACAGCGATCTAAATAAAGTAAAACCAATTGCTTATGGTCAGGTAAGAAATTCAAAAGTAATTTGTGTGAACACAGAAGAGCCAACGCCAGCAACTTACGACTTTTTATTGATGGATACCGAATATTATGACGTGACAAGTGTTAGCGCTGCATATAAAGACGGTGTTGAAATAGATAGTGTCAATTACACTCTAGATGCTTCAAATGGATTACTAAAAATAGATTCGTCGGAAATAGCCGATAACGAGTTGACTAAAGTAACGGTTGATTTTATAGGGGCTCCTGTCACCAACGGCGTGTCTATAATACAGGATTTATTGGAAAAATACGCAAGTGTTAGTTTCAATAGCACAAATTACGACACATTAGAATGGAATATCGCCAAGGTTAATTCGAGATTTGTGGGGCTTTGCCTGAATAGGGAAAAGAAAATAATAGATGCTATTGAAGAAATATTAAACGCTATCGATGGAACCTTTTTTGATAAAGTTGATGGTAGATTGACACTTAGATTATACGACCCTGACAGAACCCCGGTTAAAACATTGAGAGAATACGAGTGGATTAGTGAGCCCACTTTTAAATCTAGAGACAAGGAATTTTTATCCTCTGTTAAGATAGGCTATAGCAAAGACCATAAAGAAAATGATTATATGTATTATTTAAATAAGGATTATGAAGATGCGGCACTGAGAAAATATAAATCCTACCAGCAAAAAACGATTGAAACTATATTACAAAGTGAAACTGACGCTTTACAAAAATCAGAACTGATAATGACATTTTCAAGCGACGTTAAGGACGTTGTAACGAGAACCACGAAAACTCAGAATTATAATATAGAGATAGGTGATTTTATTGTCGCCGATCCTGATAAGAGAGTGTCCGGGGAAGAAGATTTTGACACGTACGAGGTTATAGGAAAAGTTCTTGACGTGCAGAATTTTACTGTTACACTTAGCATGCAAAAGGTTGCCGAATTTAGAGAAACTATTACGCAATATATGCAGGGTATTATCTATTATCCAAGACTGTACGGGCATAGATTACACTCTGCAACTGAGTACAGGAGTACGGAAACATGAGTAAAACTACTTTATATAATTATGATCCTTTGTCACCAACACTTATAGAAGATGAATTATATAGTAATGTTGGTAACGAAGCTTTTCAATTGGGTGATGTAAAAAGGGCATTTAGCGAAACTGATTTTGAAATACAAGAAGACGATACTAGCGGCGCTGTGTTGATTAAAGACGTAGATTACGAATTGACAGAAAAAGATACATTTTACACCACAGAAGCCGGGTATGATGTCTGGACTGGAGTGAAAATATTAAACGTCGCTTATCAATCAACAGATTTACTTATCACTTATAATACAATTGGTAGTTACACCGATGCAACAACACAAAATGACATACTGACAGAAATATCTTTATTGGGCGTCAATTCTTTAGTCTTGACCGACTCTTACACTATATTAGATGACGATAATTACAATTATATATATTGCGATACAATTTCTAATGTAATTACTGTTACACTCCCAACACTGGCAGACAATCAAAACAGAGAATTAACAATTTTACACAGTGAAGATGGATCAAACGAAGTGATAGTAACGGCAGAAGGAGCCGAAACCATAGACGGACTAAACAGTATCGAGTTACCTAAATTATATAATAGAATGAAGATAATTGCGACAAGTGACGGCTGGAAAATACTTGACGAAAATATCACATGCCAGTTGAGATTGACAAATTATGTGGGATACGGTTCTACTGATATTAAAATAATACAGTTTGCTTCTGTATTAGAAAATACAGGGAATGTTTTCAGTGAGAATCATACAACGGGATACAATAGCGGTGCAGAAGGCTTGGAAATAACTATAGAAAAAGCTGGTAAATATTCGTTTACATTCACAACGTTTACGGTTGGAAGTGATAATGGTATATCTTTAAATAGTTCACAATTAACAACTGATTTCTACGCCATAAATGTAGCCGATAAGCTCAATTCTATATTCATGGCCGCTGGTGGTATTGATACTGGTTGTTCGTGGACTGGTTATTTAGATGTTGGCGACGTAGTTAGGCCACACACAAGGGGCGCATCATCCACAAGCGATTCCACATATTTTACAGCAACTTATATTGGAGTATAATATGAAAAAATATATAAAAGTAAATGTCAATGGTGAAATATGCGACGTTTTTTTTAAGTATCAAAAAGATAAATTTGATGGCACCGAAATTCTCATTAGTGATACCGACAAAAAGCATAAATTAGCAGATTACAGAACACCCGACGAACTAAAATCTATTTCTGACGAAATGGGAAATTACATTTTTTGGTATTCTAATAGCAATATTATAGAAGTCAGCACTGAGACATTGTTTGTAAATAAATATAAAAAACAAAGATATAGAGACTTAAAAGCTTTAATTAAAGATAATCTAGTTTTTAGTGATAAATCTATCGATCAAATAAAAAACCAAATTGCAAATTTAAAAAGCCAGCATGAGTCGTGGCAAACCAGAAGCGAAGTTGACACAGCATTTGACACATTTATAGACTGGCTTAATATAGACGATATATTATAAAGTGGAGACTTATAATGAGTAATACGGAGATTAGAAAATGGAAAGTGATTTTAATGTCTTTAATGTTTTTACAGGTATTATTGCTGGGCTCGCTGGTATTCTTCAGCTTGGGATAGCATTTATTTTGAATATTATTTTTAATAGAATAAAGGATATATCAGATAAAATAGATAGCATCGAAGAAGACGTTAAGAATCACGAAGGTGAAATCGGATACTTGAGGGGCTTAACAAATGGAAAATCTAAATGAAATTATTTTTCACGCTCGTTATGCATCGAACTTAAAGCACTTCTGGTGTGATTGTCATTGTCCAGAATTCCGTAAAGAGTGTGAGGGTAGGAATATAGAATGTTATATTTCATGGCTAATCTTATCAAAAAAATCTTTGGAGGTCGTCAAAAAATGGAAATCATCAAAGACGAAGTAGTAAGAGAAAAATTTCACGCTGGTTTTACTCGACCTGAACCGCCAAGCGAAATAGTAATACATGGAACTGGTGGTGGTGGAACTCTTAATTATGTTAGAAATGGTGGTAGAAAAGAACTATACAAGCGTGGTATCGCATTGTTTCATTATTTAATAGAAAGAGACGGTCGAGTAATAGAAATAATTAACCCTGATAATTATGTATATCATTCTAGCAGCGGAAAACATGACCAAAAGACAATAGGAATAGAGCTTTTAAATCTGTCTCACAGTAACTCACTGGGTTACACTAAACGTCAATATGAATCACTATTGAATCTCATCGAACACTTAGAGGATATATACCCTTTAGATAGGATAGTGTCACACTACTATAATAGTAAAAAATATTTCAAACCTAAAAATTGTCCGGGGAATAAATTTGACACTGAATTACTCAAAAAATACTTGACTAAAGATAGATATATAGTTAATATATAATCATCAAATCAAAAAGGAGATACTATGGAAAAAGTAAAAGAATTTTTCAGCAAAGTTAAAGCATGGGTAAAAGAGAACCCCATAAAATCAGCCGGGATTTGTGGTTTTGTGGTTAGTTTGATTCTGTCTTTAATTATTGCGGTTGCTATATGAGCAAAGAGCTTAAGATTCCTACTGAGGTTTACAGTCGTGTAGTTGGCTACATGAGACCAGTAAATCAATGGAATACTGGCAAGCAGGCAGAATTTAAAGATCGGAGGGTTCATGACATCAAAAAAGCGTGTTCCCAAAAAGAGAATAAAGGAAGTAGTTGAGTTTCTGACTGAATACGGAGAACAAACTACACTAGAAACTTATAGCATAACTTCAGAATCATTAAATCGTTATAAGAGATGGTACAAAGAGTATTTTGGAGACTTCGAAATTAAAACCGATCTAAAAAAAATATCTGAATTATATACGCCGTCAGAACTTCGGGCAATTGCTCGTGGTGGGCGGTTAATGCCCGGTAGCGACAAGACTCCAATTATAGATTTTGGCGAGTCCCGTTGCCGTGTGGGTATAATGTCAGATACACACTTCGGTAGCATTTATTTCAAAGAAGAGCTTTACGATGCTGCAGTAAAAGAGTTCCACGACCAAAATGTAGATTTTATTGTTCATTCCGGCGACATTACAGAAGGAATGAGCAACAGACCGGATCAAGTTTATCAATTAACTCATATTGGAGCAGATCAGCAAAAAGAATATGCTGTTGATTTATTAGGCAGTACTAACAAGAAGATTTACTGTATAGACGGAAACCACGACAGATGGTATATTAAAAATGGTGGTGTTAAAATAGTAAAAGATATAGCTGAAAAGCTTAACAATGTTAGTTTTATTGGACACAATGAAGGCGATATAAGTCTTGATGGCAAAGTGGTTATTAAACTTTTCCATGGTGAAGACGGAGCTAGTTACGCAACAAGTTACAGGCCCCAAAAGTTGACTGAGATGTTTACGGGTGGTGAAAAACCACACATACTCATATCAGGACATACACACAAACAACTATATATGTTCAATCGCAATATCCACGCTATAGAAGCCGGGGCCTTGTCTACCCAGTCAAGTTGGATGAGAGCTAAAAAGCTGCCCAACCATACTGGTTTTTGGATTATCGATTTTACTATTAAAAAAAGTGGCGGAGTGGGATCTATGACGACAACGTGGTATCCATTTTACATGTAAAGGACGGGTTGAAATGAAGAATATTTTAAACACCTATAATGAAGAAAAATCACTAACGAAATTAACAGTAATATTGTTTGCGATACTCACAGTTATACTGTTTATAGTAGCTATCGTTGCGAATTGGAACGGGGTTAGCCTTCAAACTGAAATATTTACGATGGTAGGCGCTGGTAATATAGCAGCTATTGCAAAATACATAACTCGTAATATAATGGGCAAAAAAAATGATAAAAAAAATTGACATATCCGAATTAACCCTATATATTATAATTACTAAAATTTTTGGAGGATATCATGGAAAAGATTAAAAAATATTGGAAGTGGATTGTTGCATTATGTGCGCTGGTAATAGCTTCCATAGTAGGGTTTTTCAGTTTAACTTTTAATAGAAAACTAGTGGACGATAAAAAAGTATTAAAAGACAGCAAAAATGCTATTAATGACAGCGAAGAGCGGATTAAGAAAAACAAGAAATTTTTAACCAGAATATCCGGGAAAGGAATGGTTTTACTTATACTGTTTTCTTTTTCGTGCTCATCGACTCAATCTGTCAGATATAAAATGTCACCTCAGGAATGTGCCGAATGTTACGATAACCTTAAAGAATCCACAAAACAACTGGAAGAAATGAATCATCAACTTATAGTAAGTCGTGAAGTTATTAAGCAGATCAACAGAAAGAAGATGAGCGAGCGTGCCAAATATGCTATAATGGGCATAGCAATAGGTTCGAGTGTAGGCGCTGTTTTGGGTATCGTTTTGGGTGTAACCATACCGAAAAAGTAATTATTTAAAATACTCCTTTTTTTTGGCCTTCGGGCCTTTTTTTTTGCAAAAACGCTTGACACGTACTATAATATTTATTATATATATAATAGATTAAGATTAAACATGGAGGACAGCATGAGACTAGAAGAAAAAGTAATGTATTTGAATTCACTTTCACGAGAAGAACTAGAACAGGAATATCTAAAGTATGGTAATGAAACTTATACTAAAGATATTAGAACTGTAATTATGAGAGAAATAATTAGAATAGAATTTGGAGTTTAATATGAAAACTATACACGTACCAGTAGACTGTAGTTTTGAGTTTGCAACTTCTTTACAGTTGCAAGAATACTTAGCAAATCAAGACATACTTTTTGATTGTTCTGAGTGTCAATATATGGCAAGTTCTTTCATTGGACTTATGATTTATTGCTCAAAGAGAGCCAACATTAAAGTATATGCGTCTACCTACGTGTATAAGTTATTAGATCGTGTTGGCTTAACTGACATCTTGGAGGTCTGGCAATGAAAACATGTTTTGATTGTTGGTGGGTAGAAGTATTCGGGATTTGTGGGAAAATTAAATCTGACAAATATGAATTACTTTTTGAAGAGTTTGAATACTCTGAAGAATCTTGCACTCTTGAAGAATATTGCGCTAGAAATTGTGAATATTATCTAAAAGTAGGCAAAGTAAAAGGAGAATTAGTACAATGAAATATCATCTATTTGGTGTTAATACACCGGACGAAGAAACCAAGGATTTAATTTATGATTTGTTTGAAGATCTTAAACGACAGTATAAACACATTAGTAGAAGCGATTTAGTACTGTTAAAAATTTTAGCTGAACATAAGAGATTATTGGAGGGCAATCATGGAGGGACTAAAAAAACTTGAGCATATCTATACTGAAGAGCAGCATAAAATCAAGATAGAATTAACAGAAGAAGAAAAACAAATTATTAAAATGATGGAAAACTATAATCCCGATGCATGGGAAAAAATGACAGGTGAAAAATTATGATGAGAATTAGAGAAAATAAAAAGTGGTCATTAAGATTTTATTGCCCACATTGTCAGAAACTTATAGTTGTAGCAAGTGACGGCTCGTTTATGATCGGCGTATGTCCAGAATGCAAAAAACTAATTGGAGAATAACATGATAGTAAAATACAAAGATGAAACGTTTGAAATTAAAAAAGATGAAATGTGGGAATTACACGGTAGTAAAATTTTAAAACATACAACATGTTTAAAGATTGCCGAACATTTTAAGCTTAATATGGGATCTATTGATTTCGTGAATCAGCTTGTTAATATCGGTGGTGTTGATCATGTAGCAGTGTTTGCAAGTGGCGGAGATTTAACTTATCCTGTAATAGGTGAGGCTTCAGCAACTACGCTTAAAAATAAAAGCATGGTTGGCTATATTTATACTATGGCGTATAAGAGATGTATCGACCGTGTTATTTTAAGACTCACGGGGCTTTATCATCAAGGTTTTTATTCCGATTCGGAAATTAACGAAGCACCGCCAGAAAAAGAACAGGGCACGCTTGAAATAGCAAAAAAAGTTATTGCTGAAAGTAATGGCACTAATAAGGCAAGAGCTACCTTAAAAGAGAACTATAAATGGGAACCCGATATGGCCGCAAAAGTTAAAAATCTTTTTAATGGAATAGAAAATGAATCTAATTAACAAGATAGACAAGTGGCTCTTGGAGGGTGAGGGGCGCAAGAGAGAGCGTCATTACCCCTCAGACGTCACCAAGTGCACGAGACAGCTATTTTATAAGTGGACTAGCACTAAGCCATCCAATCCAATCGAAGCCGGGGCTATGTGGAAAATGAGAGCTGGTGATGCTCTCCATGAAATGATAATGGAGTTTATCGACCATATGGGGTATGAGATAATTCAAGAGACAGCCGGACGTCAAAAATATCGCATATTGCAATACGAAATATCATATAGAATGGACGGTATTTTTATTGACCCCTCAAATGATGATATTTGTGGGCTAGAAATTAAGACAAGTTTCGGTCGTGGTATTAAAGAAATCCAAAAGAAACAGGAACCAAAACAAAGCGATATTGCGCAAGTAATAATGTATATGGAGCTTGAGCATTTTGACAGGTTTTATTTGTTTTATTTTGGTAGAGATAATGCTTATAGAACACAGTTTGAATTTATCAGGAAAGCAGATGGTATTTATTATAATAATAAAAAAAGTGTAATAACTTTTGACCAACTTCTTGACAAATTAAATCTTATTGAGTATTATGTAGATAATAACAAGTTACCAGAGAGAGAGTTCAAAGTCGCCATTAAAAATGGAGAAATAAAAGATAAGTTTCAAAAAAACAATATAATGTATAGTAGTCCATGGCAATGTCGTTATTGCAGTTACGCTAATCATTGTTGGAAAGAAGATCTTGAAACTTACAAAAACTCTGATAATTCAGAAACTCTTAAAGGAACTGAAATTAAAAAATAATGGAGGCTATCTAATTAAACCAGTCAGAGAAACGTTTAGTTTAAGTAGAGGGTGTCTCTTGGAATTTGATTTTGAATATGATACTATTGAGATTTCATATGGTGAAAACTATATAAATTTAAAAGCTACAGACTTTAAAAAAGTTTTAGCGAAAATTAACAAAATAATGGAGGACAACTAATGTCAGATATTTTTAATGTAGCTGCAACAAGCAGAATTTCAAGCGATATCAAAACAGTCAATACTAATTCAGGTATGACTATTGTAGAATTTAGTGTCGCTGTAAACAAGTGGAGTAAGAAGGATGACAAGGAAATTGGAAAATTTTATAATATTAAAGCTTTTGGGAAAACAGCAGAGAATATTGGAAAATATTTTAAAAAAGGTGATAGATTTATCTTTTCGGGCTCACCTGATGTTGATCAATGGGAAAATAAGGAAGGCCAGAAGAGATCTAAAGTTGTCTTTATAGTTGACAATTTTATTTTTAATGAAAAATCTAAGAGCTCAGATAGCTTTAGCAGTAAAGTGGAGGATATATTCTAATGAATTGCAAAATTTGTACAGATGGCAAAATGTCAATTAGAGAATATAAAGAAGTATATGTTTTGTGGTGTTCAATTTGTAGCGCTACAATATACGTACCGAAAGACTATGGCAGTATAGTAGAAGAGATTAAAAAAGAATTGGCTTAAAGCGGTGTATATGAACGTAATAGGAAAGCCGTTAATTACAGAAATGAAATTTCTTGAATTTCGTATGTGAATAAACTTAGAGGGTGGGTGTGATTGCTTGCTCGCCCTCTATTTTTTTTATGTTTTTGGTGGAATTATGAGAACACATTACAGAGACGAAGAAGAATTATGTTACCCACTCACAGCTTGTCATAAATAGCTTGCGAGACGAGTATAAGGGAAGAATTAAGGCATCGAACAGCAATTCTAATCGTGGCGAGTCTAAGATATATTATAATGAACTTGATGATAATTATGGGGGACAGAATGAAAATATACAATAAATACACTAAAGAGTTAATAATAGAAGTAGACAACATTAAAACAGATTTACGTAACGCTGATTTTAGTGGCGCTAAATTACGTAACGCTGATTTAAGTAACGCTGATTTTAGTGGCGCTGATTTTAGTGGCGCTGATTTAAGTAACGCTAATTTGCGTTACGCTAATTTACGTAACGCTGATTTAAGTAACGCTAATTTTAGTGGCGCTGATTTTAGTAACGCTAATATACGTTACGCTAATTTACGTAACGCTGATTTAAGTAACGCTAATTTTAGTGGCGCTGATTTAAGTGGCGCTGATTTAAGTGGCGCTGATTTTAGTAACGCTGATTTACGTGTCGCCAAATTATCGTTTATACATGGTGATATTTACATGATAAAAGGATCGCGGCACAGACTAATATATATTCCTTCTTGTAATCAAATACAAATTGGATGTAAAATACACACTGTTAATCACTGGCTTCAAAATTACAAAAAAATTGGATCAGAAAATGAATATACAAAAAAGCAAATTAAAGAATATAAATCTCATATAGATTATGCAATTCAATTATGGGGGACAAATAAAACTTAAAAAAGGATATTGTTTCTGTATGTTTTCTAGTAGATTTTAGAAATATTTAGACGAGGTTTTGAAATAATGGAGGTTATCAATGAGCGATAATAAAAAATATTACTATCTAAAATTAAAAGATAGATTTTATGATACAGAAGATATAAAAATATTAGAATCAATGCCTAATGGGTATGAATATAGCTCTTTATATTTAAAGTTATGTCTATTATCTTTAAAAGACGAAGGAAGACTTCTTTACAAAAATAGAATCCCATATAGCCCGGAAATGCTATCTACCATAACAGGTCATAATATAGACACTATCAGGGCAGCAATCCCGATATTTAAAGAGCTGGAAATGTTAAAAATTCTAGATAATGGTGCAATATTTATAGATGATATACAAGATTTAGTGGGCAAAAGTAGTTCTGAAGCAGAGAGAAAAGCAAAATATAGGAAAAGAATAGAAATAGAACAGGTGGGACAAATAGAGGACAAATGTCCACCAGAGAAAGAGAAAGAGAAAGAGATAGAGAAAGAAGCTCTTGATTTATCAGAGTATTTTATTGAAAATTACCCTGTAGATATTAAACCCACTAGATGGAATACAAATAAGCCAAGTGTAGAAAAATACGCTGTACATATACAGAAGTTAAATAAAGACGGATTTGATTATGACTATATTAGAAAAATAATAGACTGGACATTTAAAGACCAATTTTGGCGTAAAAATATACAATGTACCAGCACACTACGAAAACAAATTGATAAGTTAGAAGTTAAATATAAGTCAGAAAATAAAACTAAACCATCCAGCAATCTAGATTGGATGAAATACTACTAGGAGGACACTATGAAAGAACAAAAAATAATATCGGCTCTAATATCTGCTTACATCGCTACACTTGTATCTTGTGTGGTAATGCCAGTACAGGTGACTCAGAGCAAGTCAGAAGTACAGGTAATGACACACTATAATAATTTGTCAGATCATTATGATTGGATGTCACCCCGGGCTTATATAATAATTATGGATTGTTCTAGAAAATATAGTATTGACCCGGTTTTCGTCTGTTCAGTGATTCAATACGAGAGCGGTGATTACTGTAATAACGATTTAAGTAAAATGTTAACTGTTAGAAGCCATGCAGGAGCTATAGGAGTCATGCAAGTGATGCCTTTACATTTTAAAGTAATTAAAGAAGCCGAAACACTCAAAGGAAACATAAATAAAGGTTGCTGGTATTTATCTGAGTGTATGAAGAAGTCGAAGGGCAACATGAGAGAAGCAGCAAGAATGTATAATGCTGGTTTATATTCCAAGCGTTGGAAATATAGAAATTGGAAGTATGTTAATAAGATAATTAAGAAATACAATAGTGTAATGGTAAAGCCTTAAAAATAATTTAAAACATCAGGTTATAACAATAAAAATAGAGGATAGCATGGAAAAGACAACAAAACAATTATCAATTGAACATTACGAAAGGATAATAGAGTGGGCGAGAAAAAAGGTAAAGATAAGACTGTATTGGCCTCTGAAATTGCTCTTGAATTGAATGAAAATTGGCAAGGTAGCAATTGCTCATATTGCCAAAAATATATAGATTCATGTGAAGAATGTCCACTTGTTATTGGTGATGATGTACAAAATTGTTGTAGTGGATTATGGTTTAATATGGATACTTCCGAAACATGGTGAGAATTGGTCATCGCAGCAGAGAAAGTTTTAGAATATATTAAAGATAATGGTTAGAGAGGGTAGCATGCAAAGATTTTATAAAAAAACAAAAGCTCAAATTAACGGTACTTGCTTCGGCTGTGATTCTTACAGCGTAGATGATGGCTGCACAGCCAAGTTTAATAAGCACGTAGAGTGTAACGATGCCAAAGTTATTTTTAAAGAGATTAAGCCGAAAAAAGTATTATGGGATAGTGAATACACTAGTTGCAAAGATTGTTATTTCTATAAAAAAAACTGTTTCAAGATTGGTGTCGAGTGCACTACTGGCGATAATGAATATTATTTTAAACTGGAGGACTAAAATGAATAAAGAATTTTCTAAACATTTAAAGATAGTATTAACAAAAATGTGCAACATTGTCGGTGCTGAATATGATAATGTAGATTTTATGAAAAATGATTGGTATTGGGGCTATAGCTGGACACAAAAGCAGGAAGACTATTATAGAAAATGGCTTGTAAAATATTTATATAATAGCAAGATAGCACGTAAGGAAATGATGGAATATTCGGGCAAAGATAAAAAGTATATAGAGAGATTTGTTAATTTTTTTGTGATGAATTATGGTTGGAAAATAAGTGATGTATTGCAAGAAATTTAAAATGTACGTAAGTTATATATATGATTGTTCTATTTGTATTTTTTACAATAAAGATCGTTGTGGAAGGAAAAGGAGGTGTCAGATTGGAGATACGCGAATATCTTGTAAGTAGGAATATAAATTGGAAAGAGAAATCTACCAGTACCGGGATAGAACTTAAATTTCCATGTCCTCAGTGTGGTAAAGAAGAAGATTTTTCGATGAATCTGGATTCCGGGATGTTTCAATGTTTGCGGAAAAATAACTGTGGATTTACAGGTAATTTTATTACTCTGCAAAAACATTTTGGAGACACTCCAAGACGGGCAATAGATGATTCGTACTTTCAGAAAAAAGAAAAAGTCTATAAAGAAATCAAAGTTAGCTCTGATAAGCCCGTTAACGAGTTGTATAATTATTTCGAAAAGCGTGGAATATCAGAAGAAACGGTAAAACACTTCAAGGTGGGATATAAGGCTGATAGTAAATCTATTATGTATCCTTTTATCAGAGACGGTAAATTAGTGGGTGTTAAATATCGCAAATTGGCAGACAAAAAGTTTTGGAAGGAGGAAGGTAGCCAGCCAACTTTATTTGGACGTGATCTGGTTGGCGATTCTCACGAATTATACATATGTGAGGGGAGTGAGGATTGTATGAGCCTCTACGAAATGGGCTTTAAAGCCTCTGTGAGCGTACCTGACGGCACTAGCGGCCTCCAATGGATAGAACACGAATGGGAATGGCTACAGCGCTTTAAAACGATCTATTTAGTGCTTGATAGCGATAAAGCCGGGCAAAGTAATATTGCTACTATTGCCAATCGTCTGGGCAAATGGAGAGTTAAAAATGTAGTATTGCCATGCAAAGATCCTAATGACTGTCTTATCAATAATATAGATGTCAAGCCCTTCGTAGCTGACGCTTACGAATTCGACAATGAAAACATCAAAAAAGCCGATTCCTTCACCAGTGATGTAATAGAGCGAGTTTTTAATAAAGAGAAACTTTATGGTAGTTCTATGCCATGGGAAAATTTACAGGAAATAATGAGGGGCTGGAGGCAGAATGAGTTGACCGTGTGGTCGGGATCAAATCATAGTGGTAAAACTAGTATTTTAAATGAAGTTACAATAAACGAAATCGCTAACGGTAAAAAAGTACTTGTTTGCTCTCTCGAAATGCCACCACCTCAATTATTACACTGGCTATCTTTGCAACATTTAGACAAGCCGGACATGACAAGGCAGGATATAGAATTATCACTATCATATATGGGCGAGAGTCTTTTTTTAGTTGACAAGGTTGGACACCTTGACAAAGAAACTTTGTTTGATATATTAAATTTCGCTTGTCGTAAATATGGTATAGATACTATTATTTTAGACAGCCTCAAGAGAATAAGTCTGGATACTAACAATATATTTGAAGAGCAAGGTAAATTTATAAATGAGATTGTCAATTTAGTTCTGGAGTATCCTATTCATTT